GATGTTACACTTTCACCAACACCACCAAATAAAGATTTAAGACCTTTAAATAATTTAAAAGCAACAATACCTCCAAGTAAAATTCCTATAAATTTAGCTACTCCTTTACCAGCTCCTACTGATGCCATGTGAATCTTATCAACTGCTTCACCTGTTTTTTCAGCTGAAGCTGTTGCTTTATCTCCACCTCCACCACCAAATAATCCAAATACATAACTCAGTGCACTACCGATGGCTGATAAATATGGTGATATGGTATCATATACTTTTTTAAATCCTTCAGATAATCCCGTCATGAATCCTTTTATTTTAGGCATTGCAGCTTGAATCCAAGTAAGGAAATCTTTTGCCATTGGTCCAAATGCAGAAGCCAATTCCAATCCCATCATTTTTACTGAATTCTGTAATTGGTCCATCTGAGTTGTTCTTTCAGCAGCAACTTTTTGATTTTTAAGTTCTGCTTCGAGTTCTTTTTTAGACATTTTGGATAAATCTTTACCCGAACTAATTAATTGTTGAGCAGCTGCTAAATCATCTCCTTTTAATTTACCAAGTTGTTTTTGAATTCTTTGTTGGTTAATTAAATCTTGGATTGGCATTCCAGTTGCCTTGGAAAGAGCCTCTTGTTCATATACATTTAATTTGGTTAAATCACCAAGTTGTTTTGTTTGTTTTAAAACTTCTTGTTGAGCTCCTACTATATCACCTTGAGCAGCTAATCCTCTAGCTCTACTTAAATTTAAATTTACTCCAAGTATTGCACTTGCTTCTAATTCTGAATTTATACTATTTTCAAAATCAAGTAATCCACCTGCTACCGCAGAAGCTTGTTTTATAGAAGTTCCTAATTTAGCTGCCTGGATAGCTGCTTTTTGTAATTGTTGTGGAGAACCTTTAAAGTATTTATATACTTCTTCAGAACTCTCAGCCATATCTTTAAGAACTTTACCTACTGGTACTTTAGCCGCTTTTGCAGCATTTACGGTAACATTTACCATACCTTGAGCAAGTTCTTGTGAAGCTCCAAATGCGTTTTGGAATAGTTTATTTACATTACCTATTTCATCTGTACTCAGTCCTAATCCAGCGGCTAATTTAACAGAGTTTTCTAATACACTTGAACTGATATCTTCAATACCTCCAAATGCATTAAACATTCCACCTGCAAGTTTAGCACCTTCTTCAAGTGAACCTGTCATATGGAATACCGATGATGCAGCTGAACTAACTTTGGATTCTAATCCATCAAACTGATTCGCTGATAAACCTGTGGTTTCTCTAAATGCAATTACTCCTTTTTCAAACGCATTAACCGCAAATAATCCTGCGGCCAACATTCCAATAAGAGCAAGTAATATTGCTTGAGGTCCGAGAAATGCTCCCATTAATCCTTTACCAAGACCAGGAGCAGCACCTCTTAATGCTTGCATTGATGTTAAACCACCATCTAAACCTTCTTTAAATTTTGTTGTAAATTCTTTGGAAGCTTTACCTAATTTTCCTTTTATTGCATTTGCTGCCTTTTGAGCCTGTCCACCGAGTACTCCACCAAATAATGGTATGTTTCCTATTTTTTGAGCAATATTATCAAGTCCTTGTCCTATTTTTGTAGAATAATCTTCAGCAACTTGATTTACTCTTTCAGTAGCTCTTAATCTATCTTCTTCTATTACAAGTGCTTCGTTTGCAAGTTTAAGTGCTTTTATTTTTTCCGCACCTACCGCTTTGTTTGCACCAAAATAACTTTTAGTAATTCTATTTATTTCAAGTTGATTCTTGTTTATTCGTTCCGATACACTATCTGCATCTTGAAGTCCTTCTACTGATTTTTGTAAATCTGTAATGTAAGATTTAACTTTAGAACCAAGTTTAGTTCTATAATCAATTTGTTTGCTAAGTTGTTTATTAATGGCACCTTGCATTGATTCAGACATCTTTAATGCTGCCTGATAATCTTTTTCAAGTTTTATAGCTTCCCTAGCCTGTTCTGCTTTATTTTTTGCCATTATCTAAATTTCCTGTAAATATTGGATTAACCTTTATATGATTTTCCTAATATGTGTTTATACAAATCAGGAATGGGTTCACCTTTCTTTTTCATATCTGCTACTTTTTTATGCATATCAGACATATTAGAATCTAATCTTTTAGCTATCTTTAAAAACTCTTTATCGTTAGATAGTTTTTTAACTAGCCTTTTACCAAATAGATAATCGATGAAACCTTCGTTTAATCCATGTTTTTTAATAAGAGCTTGTTTTACCTTTTCTCTTTGTTCTTTAGTTAGTCTCATAATAAGTTTTCCTATTTATACTACTATAAATATAAGTCAAAAAAAAAGTGAGGATTTAATTCCTCACTTTTACATTTGGTCCTCTTGTAGTAGAGGAACTCGAGCCTTTGGAAGCTCTATCCATTTCTTCCTTTTCTTTTTGTTTAGCATCTGAAAGTTCTTTATAATAAAATCTTCTTAGATGTACCGGTAACCTATAAACTCCTTCTTGAGTAAACCCATTACCATAGTAACATAACTCAAAAATTTGTTTATGTAGAATAACAGAGTAGTTAGTCGGTAGGCCAAAAAAACCCCACGCCCATTGGTATGGGCTTTACCTCCGTATCTCCAGTATTTGGGTTTTCCCACTCGAACTCTAAATTAACATCAGGCTGGTGTTTCCTTACTTGTTCTCTAAAAGCTCTCGTGTCTCTTGTTAAAAATAAATTGTTAATAAATTTAGTAATAGATTGAGTATCATCTTTACCATCGATAGATGTAATCATATATCTATATCGAGTAGTTAATTCAGAACTTCTTCCTTCACCTTTTTTATTTAACCTTTCTAATGCCTTTACATCAGCATCAATTTTTCTTTCATCACCATGAGTTAGTAACTTATATTCAAGTACTACTCCTGTTGAGGTGGTAAATTGATACCTGTTTTCTGGATTTAACTTTTCTAATTCTATTTCTGAGGTTTGTACTTTTGATAAATCAACAGATGTCTCATGTACTTCACCTAAATCGTCTTGAATCTGAACTGTGTATGCAGGTCCATAACCTAAAATACGAGTTGCTAACATTATAGCGTTTTTATCCCCTATAAGAATGTCATCTATATTTACATCCTTATCTACTATAATAGATTCAAATAACTTATCAAGTACCACCCCCTTTCTTATCAGATTCTGCGATGAGAGAATTTCTTCTTCTCGTGCAGTCATGTACTTTATTTCAACTGTTCCTTTAGATAGGGGATTATCTTCTGGATAGCCTTTACCTTGTGATGGGAGTGATATCACTTCGGTTGGAAAATCATATTTTGCCATAAACTTTAATTTAAATTGTTTTATATAAATATATACTTTTTAAAAAGTTGAAAAAAAGGCACAAAAAAAGTTCTCACTAAGAGAACTTTTTTATATAAAAAATAAGTTGGAGCAATATTAGAATTCTAAGATAGCGTAATCATAAGAAAGTGTTAGTTCAATTGAAGTAGGTTCATTTGATGACCAATCCAATCCACCGAAGTTCGCAGATTGAATAAATGCACCTTTTAATGTCCATTGTTCAATTTTATCACCAACAGGTCCTAATAGATAACATTGAATATCTTTTTTATAGAAATCTGCATATCCATCTCTACCAGTTAGAGATTCATGAGAAGTTCTTACCCACTCCATCACTGCCTGAGCACCAGATGGAACGATTGGGTCATAAAGTGTCATGGTAACATCTTGCCAATCTCCTTTACCTTTAAGTTTTCTCTTAACATTGATGTGGTCAAGAACAACAGTTTCAAACTGAATAGTTGGTCTTGTAGCTACTTTAATAAGATATGAAGGAATACCATCAATTTCCATGATGAACCTATTTTGCATTTTAGGTTCGAAATTGGTATAAAACATATCGTTAAATTCTAATACTTCTGCCATTTTGTTTTCTCCTTAATTTGTACTATTATAAATATAGTCCTTTTTATTTTTTATTTTAAAATTATGCCGAGAATGAAGCTCCTGTTGGGAGAATGTTGAAATCTAACACGATGAATTCAGCAGTTTTCGTTGGTTGTAAGAAAATCTGTCCAGCCAATATATTTCTGTCAATTACATCTGGTGTGTTATTAGTTTCATCCATCACTACTCTAAATGCGTATAAACCTTGTCTTTGTTGGATTCCTTCTAAATACGGATTAACAGTATTTAAGAATCTTCCTCTTGTTTGAGAAGTGTTTTGTTCGAACACCAAGTATCTTGATGTAGAAGCGATATACTTCTTAACTTTGATTAATAATCTTCTAACATTAATTCTATCAAGTGCAGATGCTCTATCTTGAAGAGTTTTTTGTCCGAATGCAACAATACCTTCACCAGGGAATGCCGCGATTGGGTTAACTTTACCTTCATATAGTGTATCTCTTTCAGCGTGTGTTAATCTGTTTAATACAGATACCGCACCTACGATACCACCTCTATTTAAACCAGCGGGTGCGAACCATTCAGCCGCAATCGCATCGTTAGCTGCATATATTCCAGGCATCAATACTGAAGGTGGAACTGCAGTTAATCTATTTGTTCTTGAATCAATTGTTTTAACCCATGGGTAGTAAGTACCTACATAGTTAGAATCTAAGTTACCAGCCTGTTCAACAGCCTGTGAAATAGTATCTGTTGAAACTTGTCCATTTGCAGAGTTGTAAGTTACACCAACAACATCACCAATGAAGAAAGCATCTTCTCTAGCCTCTACCATATCAACAATCTTATCAAATACATAAGAGTGGTGTCTACGAACAATACCAGGTACAGATACTAAGTTGATATCGAAATCATCTGGATTAGATACTGAGTTAATTCCTTTTACATAAGCAACTGAACCACTAGCGGTTGAAGTTGAACAATCAAATCCTTGTGTGTTACCACTACCGAAGTTAGCAGATGAACCAGCAAGTGCCTTTTCAGTATTTGGTGATACACCATCAAATCCATCTTGGAATCCAATAGTAAATTGTCTCTTATTAACATCATCTGATGCTGAACCAGTTAGTTCAAATCCAAATGAGTGTGTTCCACCATTAATAGTTACAGTACCATCAAAAGCGAATACTGTGTTAGCACCTTGTGTAGCTGAAGATGGAATTGGAGATAGATAATGTGAGTTATCAACCTTAACAATTGCACTTTCTAAATCAATACCACTAAACTTAGTTGCACTTGATGAAGAGTTATCAGAAGAACCTGTTGAGTAAATAACAGCCGGTACTAATGATTCTAATGATGAACCAACAAAAATTGGGTTATAATATTTATCGTGTCCGAATGGTCCTGCAGTTACAGGGAATGAACCTTCAGGTTTACATTCTACTCTAATATGTTTAGAACGATTTACATAATCACCATTCTCTGTTTGTTTTCCGTTTGCATCAATAACAAGGTTTCTATCACCGATTACTTTCTTAATGTAGTTTGGAGATGCAGGGTCTAAGTTCAAGTTATTGAATGTTTCTAAGATTACTGGTCTCTTATCTGTATCAGAGTATCCTCTAACTGCGATTGAGAAAGTTGAGTAATCAGTAGAATTGTTTGAACCTGCAGCCTTTACATTGAAAATAGAAACTTTATATTCTTTGTTATAGTTTGTACCATCACCTATTGTATGAAGTCTAAACAAATCATGTCTTTCACCCGAAATCAACTGAGATTTAATCCAAGGAGTTGATGCGTGTTGAATATCGTTTGAAAATACTTGGTCTGCTATATCAATCAATTCTACTTGTGAACCACTATCCGAAATATAAGTTGTTTGGTTAGTTGATTCATTTTCAAAGTATTTGTAGATATAAGCACCTTTTGAACCTCTTGGTGATTCACCAAATAC